GTTGAACCGAGCTTAATCACTTTAATGGCACCAGACTATAATATTGTGTCTGCAATGCATTTTAGTGGTCGCCCGATCATAACCCTAGGCAATCGATTACCGGATATGAAAAACGGTAATTACAAAGCTAGTTTACGAATCCGGATTCCTGTATTGGAAGCCTCTGAGTTCGCTGCTGGTGCTGGTACTTCTAGCATCCGCAAATTAGCTTATACTCTTTCTGCAAACGTTGATGTGGTAATACCACAGCTTGCAACTACGGCTGAAGTAGATGACCTACTGTCTTTCTTGACAGAGGCTCTTACTAATGCCCAAGTGCAATCGGCGATGGCGGATATGATTTTACCTAACTAATTGTGGTTAGGTTTATTGTATCCGCTACACGGAATTCGTTCCGTGTAGTATTCATCGCTTCACCTTTACAGTTAATCGGTCTACTTAGAAAAATATTATTTAAGTAGATCGAGGAGTCATTGCTATGAACAAGTATCACAAAAGTGTACTTGAGGAGTCCTTTAGGACTCCTATCAGAAGTGTTTCCTTTAGGAAACTCCTGAACGCCACTCGTACCTTCTTTGCTGAAGTCGACACACCAACTAGTCTTGCTTTGTGGTTAATGCTTGATAACGCTGAATACGAACAGTATTTACGTTACGACATTGATCCATTGCATTACTATGATCCATATAAATTTAAATTGGATTATCAGTGTGTTAAACTTTTTGCAAAGGCGGAGTTCTTTCCCAAGGTATTAGATACCAAGAGAGAGGCTGAGAGGAAGTTCATAGAGTGCGAACAAAAGTGTAGAGTGCTTAATAATAATATTATAGAAAAAGGCTTCTCGTCCATCTTTGATGGTGCGAGCGATGTAAGTGAGGTCGTCGATCTCACTATTCGAAAAATAAGCTCTATTCTAGGAGATTCAATCTCCTTAAGTTCTTGTACATTTAAGTTCGGTCCGGGTTCTAACGTTGGCTTGTCAAATAATAACACATCCGTGTATGACAAGTTAAGTGTTAGGCCTTCGATTACAAGTGATTTGCTTGCGCATCTAAAGGATAATCCGATAGAGCACCCAGCATGGGAGGGAACGATCGCATCACTGCGAGAGTATCCTTCCGTTCCGTTTTCACCAATAAATTGGTGTGAGACGGTTCCTGGTAGTAAGTTAACATTTGTTCCCAAGAACGCTAAAACCGATCGTCCAATTTGCATAGAGCCGTTAATTAATAGCTATATGCAGAGTGGCTTAGGCTCTTACATTCGCGGACGCCTGAAAAGGTGTCACGTGGATCTAAGAGATCAGACAGTAAACCAGGAATTCGCGCGCAAATCATCGCACGATAATTCTTTGGCTACTGTCGATTTGAGTTCAGCATCAGATACCATATCTTATATGGTGGTGCTGAATCTCTTACCTATCGATTGGTTCAATCTACTAGATGTAACTAGATGTCCTACTTTCGTTTATGAAGGAAAGACTTATCCACTTGAGAAAATTTCCTCAATGGGTAATGGGTACACTTTTGAGTTAGAGAGTTTAATCTTTTATTCTCTAGCTCATTCAGTATGTAGGTATTTAAAATTACCTACACATGAAGTGAACTCATACGGAGACGATATAATTATCCCCGTTGCTGGTTACGAACTGTTAACTAAGGTTTTAAACTGCCTTGGTTTTTCAGTTAATCTAGAGAAGTCTTACCATGCGGGCCCCTTTCGGGAGTCGTGTGGCAAAGATTTCTTTCTTGGGTGTCAGGTTCGACCATTGTTTTTAAAGCGATCACCAAGTGCATCTTCTTTGATGTATTGGTGTAATCATATTCGCCGTATGCAGGATTATATTAATGATCCTGTGTATAAGCATTTATGGTTAGGCTTTAAAAGTTTAGTGCCTAGAATCTTCCATAAGTTGGAAGGTCCTGACGGTGCTGGTGATGGGCACTTTATTGTGCCTTTTGAGGAATACTCGGGAAACCGAGTTCATTCTAAACGGAAGTATGGATGGGAAGGTTATGGTTTTTACACCATGACTGCCCAACCTATTAACTTCCGCACTAATGGCCATGCTAACTATGCAGCTGCTTTATATGATGCTCAATTTTGTAGTCACTTCACTGTGACTGAGCGTGTTAAAACGCTTGACCAATCTGGTCGCAACATTGGGTATCGCAAGCATGCAAGCTGGCTAGCGAAACACGCGTTAACGTCTGGTGG